AGAAAAAATTGTTGGTGTTCTAGCTAACAAAGCAATCACTGCTCGTGAAATCCTCGGTAGAATTCAAACATCCTATCAGCATCTCCCCAAATTTCTTCAGCAAGGTTTAAGAGAATGGAATAAAGGTTCTATGGAACTTGAGAATGGAAGTAAGGTTATTGCTTCTTCCACATCTTCAAGTGCAATCCGTGGATTTTCATTTTCTTGTATTCTCCTTGATGAGTTTGCCCACGTTCAAAGACACATCGCTTCCGAATTCATACGCTCAGTTTATCCTACGATTTCATCTGGTAAAGAAACCAAAGTTATTATTGTATCTACTCCAAATGGATTTAATCTTTTTTACAAATTCTGGAATGATGCAGAAGCTGGAAATAATACATTTTACCCGTTCAAAGTACATTGGTCAAATGTTCCCGGCCGAGATGAAGCATGGCATAAAAGAACTGTATCGACAATCGGTGAAGATGCTTTCAGACAGGAGTATGAGGCAGAGTTTTTGGGCTCCACAAATACTCTGATTTCTACCGAAAGACTGCAAGAAATGTCATATAATGAGCCATTATTCTCCAGAGAGGGATTAGATGTGCATGAAGAGCCGGTTGATGGACATACATATACTATCACCGTTGACGTGGCTAGAGGGCAGGGACAGGACTATTCTGCCTTTTCGGTGTTCGATATTACTGAAATTCCGTACAAAATCGTTGCAAAATACCGAAATAACACCGTAGCACCCCTACACTTTCCGAATATTATAAATACTGTTGGAAAGAGATATAATTATGCATATCTTTTAATAGAAATAAATGACATTGGTTCACAGGTTGCTGACGTTTTACACCATGATTTAGAGTATGAACATTTATATTCAACATCGTGGTATGGAAGACACGGCCAACAATTGAGTAGTGGTGCAAAGAGGGAATCTGCATTTGGTGTAAGAACAACCAAATCTATGAAAAAAATAGGTTGTTCAAATTTAAAATCACTGATTGAAGAAAACAAACTCTTATTCAACGACTACGATATTATAACAGAGCTAACAACATTTATTGCTATTGGTGAATCTTTTGCTGGTGAAGATGGAACTAATGATGATTTAGTAATAACATTAGTATTATTCGCTTGGTTAATAGACCAACAATATTTTAAAGATTTAAGCAATCAAAATATAAGAGATAATTTATATCAAAATCAAATGAGCCAATTAGAAGATTTAACGACACCTTTTGGTGTTATTGATAATGGGTTAAACAAGAAAGAATATGAGATAGATTCTGATGGGACAGTATGGGAAACAATAAATTAAATTATGCAATTGATGAAAACTATATTAATATAAAAAATGTAATTAATTGTAAAGGAGAATAAAATGCCATTTCAAGTTAGCCCAGGCGTCGTAGTTACAGAAAGAGATTTGACTACAGTAGTGCCCAATGTATCAACAAGCATTGGTGCTTTTGCTGGAGCATTTCAATGGGGCCCAGTATTACAAAGAGTTAGAATTGAAACAGAAAACGAATTAGTACAAACATTTGGTGAGCCGACTGCGGATACAGCAGAATATTTTTGGTCAGCTGCCAATTACCTAGCATATTCAAATAATCTATTAGTAGTAAGAAACACTGAAGCTAATGCAATAAACGCAGTAGTTGGTGATGATAATGCTGGTACAGCAAAAAAAATTGATAACATAGATGATTATGATGGAACTTCAGATTTTACCGATCAATTGTTTATTGCCAAGTATCCTGGCGCAAGAGGCAGTAGTTTGAAAGCTATTGCTGTAGATAGTGCTGGTTGGGCATCATTTTCAGGTCTTGCTAATAGTGCAAGAACACCAGACCAAAAATTATTATTTGCTAATTTTGATAGAGCACCCGGCACATCAACTGATGTTGCTGCATCAGGTGGTTCTAATGATGAGATGCACGTTCTTGTTATAGATGAAAATGGTTTGTTTAGTGGTGTAGCTGGTGAAATATTAGAAGCTCATGCTTTCGTAAGTAAAGCAAGTGACGCAAAAAAGATTGATGGTTCATCAAATTACGTTAAAAATGTTTTGAAAAATGAATCACGATATATTTGGTTGGGAGAAGTACTTAAAATTACTGAATCAACAACTGATTCAGGTTCAGAAGTTGATGCTGGTTCATTAAAAGCTGGAAACACTTTTAAATTAATAAATGCAGCGTCTGATGCAGATAAGATTATCGGTGGTTCTCTTGCTGGTGGTTCTGATGGAACTTATCCTCTTACACCTGCTAAAGAACAAATAGCATATAATATGTTTGCAGATGCTGAAACAGTAGATATATCACTACTTATAGGTGGCCCTGCTCTACAGGCTACTGCACAACATCTTGTTTTAACCATAGCAGAAAATCGAAAAGATTGTATAGCATTTGTTTCACCTACTAAAGCATCAGTAGTTAATGCAGCTGTAGATAGTCAAACTGCTTCTATTGTTTCTCAGAAAAATGCTATTGGTTCTTCTAGTTATGGTGTTATGGATAATGCATGGAAATACCAATATGATCGTTACCGTGATGTTTTTATTAATGTACCAATGAACGGTGATATTGCTGGTCTTTGTGCAAGAACTGATTTCACTAACGATGCATGGTTTTCACCAGCAGGTCTAAACAGAGGTGTTATTAAAAATATTGTAAGACCTTCTTGGGATGCATCCCAAGGTGATAGAGATGAACTTTATAAAGGTGGTATTAACCCTATTACTACACAATTAGGAGCTGGTAATATATTGTTTGGTGATAAGACTATGTTAGCAGTTCCATCAGCATTTGATAGAATCAATGTTCGTAGGTTGTTCATTGTTCTTGAAAAAGCAATCGCGATTGCTGCTAAAGCAATGTTGTTTGAATTCAATGATGAATTCACAAGGTCACAATTTGTTAATATTGTTACTCCTTTTTTGAGGGAAGTACAGGGACGTAGAGGACTCACAGACTTCAAAGTAGTTTGTGATAGTTCAAACAATACAGGTCAGGTTATTGATACTAATAATTTTGTTGGTGATATTTATATCAAACCAAACAGGTCTATTAACTTCATTCAACTTAACTTTATTGCTGCTCGTTCTGATGTATCTTTCTCAGAAATTGGTGGTTAAGTCTTATAAATATAATAAAATAAAGGAGTAACAAACAATGAGTAATATCGCAGAATTTAAGAGTCAGTTTCAAGGTGGTGTAAGACCTAATCAATTCAGAGTTTTCATGTCAAAAGGCCCTAATGGTATTGGTACGAAAAACTTTTCATTCTTGGGAAAAGCAGCAAGTATTCCTGCTTCTACTATCGGTAATGTTGATGTTCCTTACCGAGGCCGTCAACTGAAAGTTCCTGGCGACAGAACTTTTGAAGATTGGACATTAACAGTTTTCAATGATGGAGAATGGTCTGCTAGGTCATATTTTGAAAAATGGATGCAAGTTCTTCAAGGTCATAGAGAACCTGTTAGAAGTGTAGCTGCAACTGATGTTTATGGTAATGCTGTTGTTCAACAGTTATCACGAACAGGTACAGCAATTGCAACATACACAATGGAAGACATTTATCCAACGAATGTAGCTGCAATTGATTTGGGATTTGATACTAATGATTCAGTTGAAGAATTTCAGGTTACTTTCGCAGTTAATAATTGGTATAGTTCTTCTAATCCTGAACCTAATGGACAGGGTAGTGGTCTTGATATTGACTTCCAAGTTAGAGGTAATATTGGTGGTGTTGGTGTTAGTATTGGTACTTAATTTTTTGATAAGGGGGAGTTTATTCTCCCCCTTAACTTTCATAATGAATAAAGGATAAGAATATGGCTTTTGATTTATTTGGTTTTTCAGTTTCAAAAAAGAAAACACAAAAAACATTTGTAACACCAGAGAATGATGATGGTGCAATTACATATGTCGAAGGTGGAGGATTTGTAGGTACATATCTAAATACTGATATTGATGCAAGGGACGAAAATGTTCTTATTCAGAAATATCGGGAAATGGCAATGACACAAGAAGTTGACTTAGCCATTACAGATGTTATCAACGAAGCCGTGTTGCATGAAACTGGAAAAGCATCCGTAAATTTATCTTTAGAAAAATC